TTTAATCCCGGCGCCCTGGGGCACTCTATTCATCTGAGGGATACTTCCGCCTAGGCGGGCATCAGATCTAATGGCCATGATTTATGCCTCCTTCTTAGTCTGAATATGAGCCAACATCCGATCAACGTCTGCATTTTCCTCAGTTGAATCGTCTGTTTTAGGAGGAGTGGACATGCCTTGAATGGGTTCTGCGGTAGAACCGAGTGTTTCTTCCCATTCTTTAACTTCGGCATCGACAGCGGCGGTAAAAGCCGCAACGTCCAATTTTCCATCAGTCATATGTTTGTTATAGTCAATCGGGGTAACCTTTGAATGAATACGTTCCGGGATGGAACTTGCAGTCAAGGCACCACTCATGATACCACTTGCCTGTGTTTTCAAGGCTTCCTCGTCACGAAGAATATCTCTTTTTTCCAGAGCAACTACCCTGGTAGAGAGACCTTCTTCATTTGTCTGAGAAGCGGCCAGTTTTGCGGCAAGATCCGTTTTCTCTGTTTCGGAAGTAGCAAGCGCTTCCTGAGCGGCCAATAGCGCCGCGTCTGAAACAGAAGTGTCGGGATTTACCGAAGCTATTACCTGGTCATAAACATCTTTATGATCAGCCTTTAGCGTGTCAACGGTCAATTTCATTTCGAAATCTCCTTCTTCATATTTATTATTTTCTGCCATAAGCTCCTCGAAAGAGCCCAACCTATCGGCCATCCCGGCAGATATGGCTTTTTGACCTACTAATACTCCACCTTTGCCAAAGTCACTTCTCACAACACTTTCAGATACACCTCTGTTACTTGCTACAGTAGCAATAAAAACATCGGCAAGATCGTCCAGTTCTGCGGTAACAACCTTTTTGCCCTGCTCCGTAGAAACATCGGGGCGTTTGTTCGGGCTTGCAGTATTTACAATTTCGATGTATCCGTCATTGTCTTCCTGGGGATTAGGATAGGCAACAACTACACCAACACTCCCAACTCTTGAGGTAGCATCGAGAACAATTTCGTCCGCCGCGGAAGCAAGCCAGTATGCCGCCGAAGCACCTACACCACCTACATAAGCTGTAATTGGTTTTTCTTTTGAAGCTTCCGCAATAAAATTGGATGCTTCATTTATTCCAGTTACTGTTCCACCAGGACTATCAATGTCCAATAGAATGGATTCAACATCTGGATTATCAAGAATTTTTTGGATGTCGGATGTGACATCTCCTAAAACCATCCCAATACCCAACCACTCGGTTAAGATATTTGATCTGGAAAAGATGGGACCATGGATTGGAACAATTGCTTTAGATCCTCTAATGGAGGCAGAGCGAGTACCCATCAAACGTTCAGATTTTAAAACCTCTAACATTTTAGGGTCAGTAGGCATGTCACTACCGAGAAAACTCTGAACCATCATTTCAAGCCAGGCCTCTTCTATCAACCAAGGTTCATTTAATAGAGAAGCTAAAAAGTTTTTCACATGAGTCCTCCTTTTATTGTTTACGTTGTCTTGGATATGTCATCCTTTAATAATATAGACCCTTCAAGTATTGTTTGTACAACACCTGCCGAGGCAATGTCAATAGCATAATTATAATTACCTAAAACATTTACAGCGGTAGTTTCTGTCGGGGTCATTGAAATTGTCAACTTCGTATTACTTTCCGACAAAGCTCCTGTGATCGCAAACTTTGTGGCGGAGTCTGCCACAAGCACCATTCCCCCTTCTACCGTGTATAGAGTAGAAGAATCCAAAGTAATGTAAATATCCGACAACAAAATAACCTCAGAGAATGTGGAACCTTTTCGTACAATGTAATCCCTTGAAAAAATATTCATTATTTTTTTCTCCTATTTAAAACGGGTGGAGTATTCAAAGATCCTTCTACTTTTTTATCAGCGGGCTTGGGCTGATTTTTAGGTAAAGTTGGTTCTTGAGTTTCATCACCATCGGCCCCTTCTTGAATAGAATCCAGTGCCGCAGTTAATGGAAGATCCGGCATTAATTCTTCCTCAGTCTCATATAGTAACCTGTTCTTATTGTATTTGGCAAAGCCGAGTTTCTTGGCAATGACAGATCTTGGAATACCGAGGACTTCTACAACACTTGGATGTTTGACACCAAGGTAAGCTCTTGCTTTTCCTTCAACATCACCAATTTCAGAAGTTGGCCAATCAAAGTCCATCAAATCCCAGGGGGAATAAATAACATTCTTGAATATAGGCTTTTTATCCTTGAACTCAGTCGCTTGGCGAACCTTATACTTCAAGGAAAAGCTATTCATCTTGTTTTTCAATACAAAAATGCTTCTCCAGAAGTCCCAACGCATGAACCGCTCAAAGAAAGCAATTTCATGATACTGTCTATCAGACTGAGGGCCACGTGAGGCATTGATACCGGAAAACGTGTCTCCTTTAGTCTGTCCAGTGACCATATCTTCCGGTTTATTCAATCCAGAAGTGATCATATGCATGATATCTGTATCCTGCTCTGATATAGTAGGAAGACTTGGATTCTTACATTCAATAGTAATACCGGGAGGAAGTATCAATGTACCACCGGGAGTCTTCTTTGCAGTTAATCCAGTGTCTTTCTTCTGCTCAGGGGTCATCTTCAACCATGTTCTGAAAGCTTTTGTGTCCGTTAAACTGACAACCCAGAGGTAAGATCCAGCAGATTTCTTGTGATCTATCTCCCATTTCTTGAGATTTACATAATGGTTAATCCACTCTAAAGTAGTGGAAATGTGTGATAAGTTCCGAGGAGTCAAAAAACCACGATCCCAGGCTACAATAAACGTTTTATAGCCTCCCATTTTAGCGTATTTTTTGCCCTTTCCTTTAGCTGTTTTTAACTCAGAATCAGTTATTTTGCCCGATTTCTTAACCAAATCGCCAAATTCGGGGTAATGAGCAACATATACGGAGGGAAAAATTTGCGTTTGGGTCTTTCCAGCGCTATCTTTCACTTCAAACTTGTAAAAAACGGGCATTGTAAGCTTCTGCGGGTGAAAAAAGATCCCCGAATTGTAATCACCGCCCCCTTTTAAAGAAGAAGGATCCATAAAATCAACTTCCACGAAACCATCTTGATGAACGGTCAATGCCAAGAATAATTCACCCTCAACCTCGCTTCTTGCAACGTATTTGGGTATATTTTTGTACAGTTCATTCCGAACATCATACGTTTCATCATATATGACTTCATCAATCTCGGGAACTTCACAGGCAGTATCCCAACCGTATCCTGTAGTGTTTCCCATGACATCTCGGACATGTGAGTTCAAATGAGGGTTGGTATTGAACTTATCCCAACAACTCTTTTGTAGTTCTGGGAACTTTTTAAAATTACCAGTGCTTACACCATTAATCGCAAAGCCATCTTCATCTAATGCTTGATTGTTTTCTTTGGTAGGAGACTGCCAGGGTGCAAAGGATTGGGCTGCGTACTGTAATACATCCGCAGGCATCTCATCAATTGCCGCTTCAAACTCTTCTTGGGTTAATTCCTTTTTCTTGGTCATTTGTAACTCCCCACTAATGATTTTTGGTCTTCAAAATACTCCCCGAGGGAAGTAACAACATTCCTGGATTGAAAATCTTCTGCTGATATAAACCTTCCCCCATAGACTGCCCAGTTAATTGCAAAAATGCAATCATCTTGGACTCCTAACTTTTCCTTCTTTTCAGGAGTACCATAAAACTTTCTAACAGGGTCATGATCAAACAAGAGGAACTCTTCCTCCAATATATTATCTTTCTTATTACCTCTTACCACTAACTCTGGAGATTTGAACCTACCCTCATTGATCAATGCATACAATTCAGAGAAACCTTCTTTCTGAATGGGGTATGAAGCAGTTAAAGGGAAGAAAGCAATTTCCAGAGATTCACACCATTCACCAATATCCCACATTCCCCAACGCTCTGTACAAAGGGAATCAACTCCATCATATTTATTCACGTACCCTTCAATTACTTCTTTAATGGAATTTATATCGGAGTGTTGGATGTGCTTTAGATCTATTTGGAAATACATGTACTTAAGGATGGTTGTATCCGTCTGTAAAAGAACCGATGGGTTATTTCTGCTCCCCGGTAATCCTTTCGCAATCAAGGAGATAATAGTCCGCGCTCCCTGGAGGATATTCGCTTTCATCGGATCTGCCCTATCAACTCCAACCAGTAAAGCAAAGTCGGTATTATATATGTCACCAAGCTTTTCAAGTTCATCCATTGTAATACTTCGGGGTTGGTTAAAGTCAGTCTTCAATTCATAGATACTGGACAAAGGTTGGAGGTCTGCTTGCATTGCGGCAAAAGTACCATCATGAAATTCTTCATCCTCTTGGACTTTGTTTTCCTCTCTTGCTTTTAGGTGAGCATGAACACACGCCAGAACTTTTTGGTACTCACCAAGACTGTTACGGTAACCAACGTATTGCATAGCAATAAATGATTCCTCGGTAAACATCTTCTTTGAACCAGCATCCCAGGTATTCTTAAAATACATAGCGAACTCTCTGGATGGGAACTTTGCTTTGTAGGCGTTCAGTTGTTGTTGGGTCATTTCTGGATTAGTGAAATCTTTATGAGAAGCTTTCGGAGAATCCCGATGGGAGAACAACAGAGTGGGGTCTAATCCTTTCTTCCACGTGTCATATAGCTTGTAAAGTATGTGACTTTTTGCGGAGACAGTACTATCAATCACTCCCAATGCATTAGGAATGTTCCGAATAGACCCATCTAACTGAGTAAAGAACTTTGGGTTACTCATATCAAATATCTCGGAGAATGTATAACCGGTGATGTTAGATACAATGCCACTAAAACTGGATATGCTCCTGATGACCGATACAATGTGTCCCTTTGCGTTCTTGAGACGGATCTCCTTCTCCTGTACATTGCGTTCACCAACAATTGCTATCAGAGCAGGGCTATTAAGAATGATGTCCCTCATGATGTCATAGTGGACGAACTTAACCTGGTCTTTTGAGTTAGCACCAAGCATGATCTGTTGGGCAGGGAAGTTGAAGAACTTCCAAAGCTGAATCAGACAAACGAATAAAGATTTACCTTCCCCTCTCATCCAACAAAGAACAATCAATCGTTTAAGGAATTTACCATTAACCATCTGCAAAGCTTCACGGGCTACAGAACATTGGAAGTCCCACATATCTTTGGAGCAACGACCTGTGTCTGGGTTAAGCTTGGTAGGTAACTTTCCAATGGGGCACCACACGGCGACCCCGTCAATATAGATCTTTATGTTAACCTTTTCCTGACACCACTTAATGAACCCTTCACCACCAGACAAGAATGTTATTGGTTTCTTCTTTCTCCTAATAAGCTTTATGGTCATTGGAAGGCTCCTTATCCATGAAGTCAAAATAATCCCTCAAGTCTTGCTCCGGGCTTCCTTCTAAAAACTGCATTTGAAAGAACGCAGGAGAGAATATACCGACCAACGTCCCACCGTCATGTAGAACACCAATAAGTTCAGGTTCTTCTTCCCAAGGGTTCATGATACAGTCCTCCCTTTCTCTATCATCTCATCGTAATAAGAGGAGTTACCATCCAAATAACTCTTTTTGGTATCCTCAGCCGTAAGACCAAGATCCTTCAGCAAACCGGATATCTCCTTGATTGTCTGGCGAATCTCCTTATATATAGGATGCACCTTAGTCCGTAACATCACATTATGCTGG